AATGCTTTTGAAAGCTCGATGACTACGAACATTGCAGACTTGATCAAAGGTAATGAAACGAGTTTTAAAGATGCGTTTCTAAAGATTGCACAAGGAGCACTCAGTGCAGTAGCAGATAAAATGTCAGAGCAGTTAAGCCTAAAGATTAGTGACTTTATTTTTGGATCCCCTACGGACCCGGCAGTTGTTGCACAGAAAGAGAATACAACTGCTTTACAGAGCTTAACGACTGCAATAACAAAAATAGGTACAGTACCTTCGGTACCTTCAGTAACAGAAACTGCAACGTCTACAGCATTAGGAGGGGTAGGTACTGCTATTGTTGAGAATGTTGCAGGCGGCTCAGAAATTACCGAAGTAGTTACTACGGGTGCTAAAAAAGCAGTTATACCCTTTGTTTCAGCTTTTGGAGACTTCTTCGCAAACTTTAAAAGTCAAGAGGTTTCTTTTGGCACCTCATTGAAAGGGTTATTTACAGATATAGGAGCAGACTTTAAAGGTATTTTTTCTGGTCTTGGTAAGATGCTCGGCGGTTTATTCGGAGGCGGTGAAGGTGGAAGTGGATTCCTATCTTCTGCATTAAAGTTTGGTGCGAGCTTGTTTGGCTTCGGAGGCGCTCCGGGTGCAAGAACCGGCGGCATAATGAGCTCTGCAGGTAAGGTTGCAGGATATGCAACTGGCGGCGTAGCAAGAGGCCCAGGTGCTGGATACCCTGCAGTACTACACGGGACAGAAGCGGTAGTACCTCTTCCAAACGGTAGATCAATACCTGTAGAGATGTCAAACGGAGGACAGCAGCAAAATAATGTAGTTGTAAATGTAAGTACCGATGGTACAGCAAGAACCAGCGACAGTACTGGCCCAGATATGGAAAACTTAGGAGCTGCAATTGCACGAGCAGTACAACAAGAATTACAAGCACAGAAACGATCGGGTGGAATACTTAGCCCATATGGAGTAGCATAATGGCATTAGGATTTGATTTAGGGGCTGGGATATATGCAGTCCCAGATAAACAACTATCTCGCTCTACTACACCGAAAGTAAAGATAGCTACTTTTGGTGATGGCTACGAGCAGAGATTACAGAACGGGATTAATTCTTTAGGCGAAGTATACAGTGTTGCTTTTGTTACTCGAACTAAAGAAGATATTGATGATATTGTATACTTCTTTAATACAAAACGTGGGGTAGTATCTTTCGACTTCACAATTCCAGACTCAAATAGTGGGGGTGGAGAAGCAACAATAAAAGTAGTGTGCGATAACTACTCACAAAAATACGACTATGATGAATTTTATAGTTGCACAGCAAACTTTAGACGAGTATATGAATCATGAGTGATATAATTGCATCAGACGTACAAGGGCACTATGTTGATAGCGCCCTTGTAACCCTTTTTGAGCTTGAGCTTGATGGGGGCACTTACGCACATTTTCATGCGGGTGTAGATGAGCTACTGGACGAAGTACAGTTCGTGTCAATGGACGGAACTGTTATTAATACTTATATCCCCCTGCCTATTATGATTGAAGGCATGGAAATACAAGCGGACGGCGCACAAAGCCGCCCAACAGTAACTATGGCAAATGTTACTACCATATTTAAAGATGCGCTTGATGGGTTAACAAACAAAGATTTAATTGGTAAAAAGTTAGTTCGTAGACAGACTTTCCGAAAGTTTTTAGTTGGTGGAGCAAATGCAAATACTGTAGGAAGTCCTCCAACAGAGTTCCCTATTCGTCAATATCTTGTTGATAGAATATCAGCAGAAAACGCTACAGCAGTATCTTTTGAACTCGCGTCGCCTTTTGATTTAGAGGGCATTCAATTACCTCGTAGGTCAGTAGTTGGAAAATATTGTAGTTGGGCTTACCAAGGATTTAACTCAGTCCCGTCTTATGGCGGATGTACTTGGCCTTTAAATGCGAAAGTACAACTAACAGACTCAACTAATACTTTTGTATTAGATCATTATTTTTATTTTACTGCGGAAGATAATCCGATAACCATTAGCACATATACTTATGATGCTTGGAATAGTGCAACTACTTACACACAAAGCTCACTTATTGACTATGGCGGCTTTTCTTGGCAGAGCTTATTTGCTGGTAACCTAAATAATATACCAGCGGAAGGCTCCGCATGGTGGATTAAACTATTTAGATACTCCGTCTACAATCCAGCTACGCCCTATAGTGCAGGAGATTTTGTACAATATGGAGCTGCTGGAGTAGAGACTGTTTGGAGATGCTTAGTATCTAATACAGGACAAACACCTGAAAACAGATCTCGATATTGGACTCGTGCTGATGTATGTGGCAAAAGCCTCAGTTCTTGCAAAGCAAGATTTCAAGCTAAACCAGCCAGTTTAGATGAAGCAAATAAAGGTCCAGCTTCTTCACGCGATACAGGACATACTATGCCTTTCGGAGCATTCCCAGGGAGCGCAAAGTACCGGTGATAGAATTTTTAGGAGAGATAGAAGAACATTTTAGCAAGTGGTATCCAAAAGAAGGTTGTGGAGTCCTCGGAGTTGTAAAAGGTAAACTAAAGTGGTTTCCTTGTGATAACGTAGCTGCGGAAGAGGAAGATTTTATTATTGACTCAAGACAATATATTGCAATCTCTCAGAGATGCGATATTGTAGGAATAGTTCATAGTCATCCAGATGCAAGTCCGGAGCCAAGCGAGTTAGATATAAACTACTGTAACACTCTCGGAATCCCTTACTATATCTTCAGCTATCCAGAAATGGATTTAATCAAATTAGAGCCTGTTCGAGAAACAAAAGCTCTTTATGGTCGAGAATATGAGTTTGGAGTAAACGACTGTCTTGAAGCAGGAATCGACTACTACGCTTCAAAAGGAATAGAACTACCAAAACGCGCACTATTTGAAGACGATTGGTGGGACAAAGGATTAGACTATTTTACAGAAGAGTATATAAAGACTTGGAACTTTCATAAAGTAGAAGGAAACATGCAAGCCGGAGACTTATTAATTTTTAAAGTAATGGCAAATGTAGGAAACCATTGCGGAGTATATTTAGGAGATGACCTGTTCTACCACCATGCTGTAAACAGAATATCTTGTAGAGAGAATCTTTTCCCATTATGGGGAAAACATATAATTGGAGTATATCGTTATGCAGCGTAAAGTTTATTTAGTTGGAGAGCTTGCCGAGAAGTTTGGTAGCAGTTTTACTGTACATGCTGCCAACTACAGCGAGGTCTTTAAGTGTTTGGATGTAAATCATCCTACTTTTAAAAGATACCTATTGGATGCAGAAGAAAGAGGGATAGGATTCACTTTAGAAACTGCCGGTAAGTTTGAAGAAGACGAGAAAGATCTTTTACTCCCTCTTCGACAAGGTGATATCACTTTCGCAGCTTTGCCAGCAGGTTCAAAGAGTGGGGGCGCTAAGATATTTGCAGCCATTGTCCTCTTTTTTGTAATTGGTCCCTATGCTGCAGGAGTAGCAGGAGAGGCAGGTACGTTTTTAGGAATGACTGCAGCACAGGTAACCACTGCTGTTAGTATGCTCTCGCTTAATTTAGCTCTAACAGGTATTCAACAGTTGATGGCTCCAGACCCTTCTGTAGATACCCAAGCTACTAATTATTTATTTAATGGAAGTGAGCAGAATATTATAGAAGGCGACCCTGTTCCACTACTATATGGAGAACTGCGAGTCCCTGGAAGAGCGGTATCATTACATGTTTCGACAAATGGTGGCTATACAACAAACAATTATATTACAGACTACAGTGGAAATCTTATTGGACTCCCGGCGCAAGAATTTGATATTCCGCCCGAAACTTATACAAAGGACCTATAAAAATGGTAGATACAACATTTAAATCAACATCAAGTTCGGCTGCACAATCTCAGCTAATAGCCGTTACTGATATTATCTCAGAAGGTCCTATAGAAGGGCTTGTAGACGGCGCCTCTTCTGTATTTTTAAACGATGACAGGGCTGAAAGTTTAGTAATTGCTCCACAAGCCATTTCAAAAGGCCCGATTCGCTTATCATTAGTAAATGGCAGCCCTACGGCTACTATACAAAATGGGCTTATTATTCCAATGGTAACGGAATCTCCGTATTTTATTATTCGTAATGGGTTAGGCACAGAAACTGTTACTCTTAGACAAAATCCCTACGCAAGAACAAATACTAAAGTGAATGAGATAACAACTTTAGCGCCTTTCTTTTCTCAAGCTATGGTCACAGGATTAGTACACCGAACAGGGGAGGAATTTAGAGCAGTTCCTGTGCGTTTGAACAAGCCTGGAACTCAATATGAGGGCATCATATATGAAATAGACAGTACCACCGTAGCTGGGTTCCAGCAGGGCTCAAGCGGTACCGCTGTAGATTTACTAATCCCAGATGGTGAGTATCTTATTAGTGTAGATAGACTTATTGGTATCGAGGCAGTAGCACCAGATGATGTTACTGTAACTTTGACAGAAGCTTGGTCAGGGGTTACTGGTGAGTACCCTTTTGATGTAGTGGGTGCTGTAGACTTCTCTTCGGCTCAGGCACAGATACTTGATCCAATTTATCGTCCATATCAAAGCTTTACAGCACAGTTTAGAACAGGTACATTAAATCAACCACCTTTGACAGGCGAAGGCGGAGAAGGCTCCAGCTCTATAACTAATGGATCACTTAACTTACCTCCCTTTGAGCAATCTACAGAGTTTGGTGGAGATGCCGAGGTAACAGAGTTGGTTGGCACCAGCCAAGCCCAGGGGTTTGCACTTTCAATAGAACAAGCCAAAGAAGCAGATGAAGTTAGAATAAATATAGGATATGCTGGAGGCTTATACGCTACAAGAAAGGATGAT